CATATAATATATGTGATGATATATTATATGTGTCAATATATTAAGTGTCCCATATATACACACATAGCATATAATATGTGTGTATAATAGTATTATATTATTCATTCATGCTTATGTCATTCTTTAATTATGTGTCCCTATCAGACTATGATCTCACAGACCAGTCTATGCTACAGTGTTGCTATGATGAAGTAGTAGCAGAGTATACTGACACAGGAGACATCGCTATGTGTGGTGAGCAGTTCTTAAGAGACGCTGCTAGATTTAAACTAGAAGACTTTAAGAACTATATGCGTCCACTCTTCGGCATCGAGAAGACACACATAGCAGACTGGGAGTAGACCAGTCCCCGTCCCTTCGGGGGCGGGTGCCCCGTTATAAAAGAGTCCCAACGCTCTAACCTACAAAAGTGGGTACGTGCGTTTTAAAAATATTTAAAAATTTTTTCTCAGGTAAAAACCCCCATGGCAGTTTACAAAGATTACGAGATACGAATAAACTTGAATGAACTCGTAGAACATATGATTCCAGTATGTGACGTGCTACACCCCGATCATTGCTTGACCGAAGCACAGGTCGACCAGATAGCACATGGTCTCAGAGAAGACATAGACCTCTCTTCTGTATACAAACAGGCAGAAGAGGAAATCAAAAGGTACTGCGAGAAATTCGGAGTGTCCATGCCATCCAATTATAAACCATCTTATCATCAATGATTTTTTTATCCTGCCCCCCTGTGTATACACTGCCAGGTACTTGGACTAAGTGTAACGCAATTATCCCTCACTATAACGCTGACCCTAACTACACGTTCGGTATTAGTATACTTGTGATACTGGTACTACTCTCAGGTTTCGGTTTATACAGAGCATTCTTTAACAATAAGGGTCTAACAGACCAATGGGAGGATCATGACGACTAACTACGCACTTGAAATACTATTCTGGGTTGTACTCGGAGTATATGTACTATCAAAAACTGGACTACTTAAGAAATGAAACTAACACAGGAACTAATTGACAAGATCCAAGAGGCAATGTTACACAAGAATCTCAAAGGTGAGGTGAATTGGAAGGACACTGATGACATCGAAGTACAGATAGCAGGGACATTTGCTGCTGATAGGTTCATTGTTCTCAAGAATAGAACTAAAAGTCCTGTCGTCTCTGCTCAACCACACCCATACTATGACTATGAGAAGGGTGTTTTCACTAGAGATGGCAGAGAAGAGTACATGAAGGAGCAGAATGAACTTAGATCTACTGACTGATGAGGAATTTGAAGAGTTATGTAGACTCTTAGAGATAGATTATCACGAATATTACTTTGGAAAGGACGATGACGATGAATGAAGTCACAGTTTTTGTCTATCTTACCTTCTTCATAGGCATATTTGGCATGACTTTTGCCTTCATGTGGAAGATGATGGGGTCTACACTAGCAGAATTTGACAAACAAAAGAAAGAATCCTATAATATACATCCAGAAATGGATGATGTGAAGGACGGAACTGAACTTTTAGTCTTTAAAGCACGTCCAGATGACGAAGAAACGTAACTCTATGTGGAGAATTTGGGCGAAAGCACTCGGAGAGAAGTCAGGAAGGACTGATCGAGAGGCAGATTTCATAGCGATCATACGTACTTTTATCTTTATTCAGTTAGTTGTCACTAACTGCTTCATCATAGCGGGTAACATTAGGCACTGGAACGATGCACATATGGATCAATCATTAAGAGAACCTTTAGAATTCATTAATTTGTGTTGACTTGCTCATATTATGTGTTATAATTAGTATGAAATCAACTAGCTAGAGGGTATGAAGTACATTCTTTTTGATGACAAACAGGTTCATCAGGGCAAATTCGATTCCATCACTGATTTGAGAACGTTTTTGTGTGATCGCAAGTATGAAATTGATTGCGATAAAGACATATCATGTACTTTTGACTATATTAAGTCTATAAGATGGAGTTTTGATATAGAAGAATGACTCAGCAGGAGATATCTGACTGCCTCTATGCTCTCAAATCCCAAATTGAGGCACTTGAGGTTCGCCTTAATAGCATGGAGCTTCTTATGAAGCGACCAAATAAGGAAAATTATGAAAAATTAGTAGACGTAGTACTCGAACATGACGAAAAACTCAACAAACTTGACAGACTCTAGGATTTATCACATCTATTGGGAAGATAGATGTATAATGAGAGGTTTAGATGAGGATACTTTCCAAGAAACTTGGAAAAATCTTATGTGGGTTTACAATACTGAACTAAATTACGTAGAAATTACCGTTTCGGAGGACGGAGACCTCGCAATTACCGAAAGTTCGTATTGAAAAGCAAAAAATCGCGTCGTTGCATCCGCACGACGGTCTAAATAATTGAAAAAACGACTATGGAAGCAGAATTTCTAGCCCTTGAAGGCGAATTCACCATTCGTCAGGGCACAAAGTTGATAGACTATACTAGAATATCCGATATTCCCGAAAAATTTGACCATGTAATCAAATTTTGTCCTAAAATTCCAGAAGAACCGCATGATATAAACGATCATATCCATATTAACCACTTTACAGACTATCTAAATATGTTACAAGCAAGGGAGCAGATGTAATGCCCGCAGTTACACGCAAAGGAGACGCAGATACACCCCATTGTTCTGGGATGACCAGACTAGGGTGCTCAGATAATGTCTTCGTAAATGGAATTGGAGTCTCTCGACAGGGAGATAACAACACATCACACCTAGTGCCTTCTGGCACACCATGCCCTAGTCACTCCGCAGCAATTACTACAGGAAGTACAACCGTATTTGTAAATGGTAAGGGATGTGGTAGAGTAGGAGACGCGACATGCACTAGTGTCGCAGCAGGATCACCAAACGTATTCGCAGGATAAAATTATGGCAGTAACATGGAACACTGGAAACAGTATTGAATCGAAACCAAAGAAAACAAGACAGGGTAAAGGAAAACACTCCAAATACTCTGCTACAGCAAGCAACGCTAAGAGGAAACCGTATCGTGGCCAAGGCAAATAGAATTGTAGACGGAAAAAGGAACGCAAACATACCCGTAGACATGTCAGATCACTTCTACGACCATGGAAATGAGTATTGTAGGTACTTAATTACTGATCCTCGTAGTGATAGACAAGGAAAGAAACGAAAACCCTTTGAAAACGTGTCTAAATAAACATTGAGGTCTAATATTGACAAAAGATGCGTCAGGGTGCCCTACCCAGTCGAGCGTTTAAGGATTTTGATCTAACTTTTAGAAGAAATCCAATAACCAACGACGTTAATACTTTAAAGAACGAGGATGCGATCAAAGAAGCGGTGAAGAACATTGTTCGACACAACTTTTACGAGAAACCATTCCTTCCGAATTTTGGTGGCAACATAACTGGTGCATTATTTGAGAATTATGTCGGTGGACAGAGTGCTCTAGTCGAAGAACAAATAAAAGATTGTATAAACCTTTACGAACCACGTGTTTTGTGTTATAGAGTCATTAGTCAGTTTAACGAAAGAGATAATGACCTTCAGGTTGAGATATACTACTTGATCACTGGTCTACCTAATGTAATCGACTCCCTAGAAGTTATACTGAAACGATAATGGCACTAACACAAGTCAACTCGTTAGAGTTTAACGAGATAAAGAACCAATTAAAGGAATACCTAAGAGGACAGGCAGAATTTTCGGATTATGACTTCGAGGGTTCATCTCTTTCTACTCTATTAGACGTACTTGCTTATAATACTTACTACTCTGCGATCAATGCTAACCTAGCGATCAATGAGAACTTCTTAGACACTGCAGTTCTAAGAGAAAACGTAGTAAAGTTAGCTAAACTGATAGGATATACCCCAAGAAGTGCTAGAAGTGCCCGTGCGACCTTTACAGTGGTCGTACAGACGATATATGGCACAGGGGCGAATGGTAGAGGATACCCAGAATCAGTACAAATCAATAAAGGAGTGTTTGCTTCCTTCGTTGGAGAGGGTGGAGTCAACTATGTGTTCTCCATACCTAAAGATTTGATCGTATCTGTCAATACACTAGATGGTAAGGCAACATTCAATGACGTAATAGCATTTGAAGGAATATTCATCACTGATACTTTCGTAAAAACAGAATCCGAGAGACAGAGATTCATACTAGGCAACCTCAACGCTGATACATCAGCTATGACAGTCGAGGTGTCACGTGGAACTATCACTGATGCATATCTAGAGGCAACAGACATAACAGCAGTAAGCAATATCAGTAAAATCTTCTTCCTAGAGGAATCAGAGAGCAAGAGACAGGAGTTAGTCTTCGGTGACGGTGTACTAGGTGAAGCATTAGTCAACGGTGACGTAATAGAAGCAACATACCCAACATCTGTAGGTGGTGCACCTAACGGATTGAAGGGATTCTCGTTTGCGGGGACTGTAAAGGACTCCCGTAACGCTCCAATCACTTCTGGCATCAGTTTGACGCTAGATGTACCTCCTGATGGTGGTGCACAACCAGAAACCATTGATAGCATCAAGTATGCAGCACCTAAGTTCTATAGTAGCTTCGGTAGAGCAGTGACAACTAAGGATTATGAGGTAATCATCCCTCAGATCTATCCTAACGTCCAATCTATCGTTGCTTTTGGTGGTGAAGAGGCAGATCCACCAGAATACGGTAAAGTCATTGTCGTAATCAAACCTAAGAACGCAGATCGTCTGTCTATATCGGAGAAAGATGCAGTAGCGAAGAAAATTCGTTCTTATTCTGTAGGTGCGGTGGAACCAAAGATCATGGATCCGTCAGTTCTCTATATTGACTTAGTTACTTACGTTTATTTCAACCCTAACACCACTAGAAGGTCACAGGAAGAAATAAAACAGATTATCTACAGAACTTTAGAGACAGTTAACGCTTCTGCCGAGTTTAACAAGTTTGGTGGCAAGTTTAAATACTCTAAACTTGGAAAAGTCATTGATGACGCGGAACCAGCTATCACATCGAACATCACGAAGGTGAAGATGCGTAAAAATGTTCCTATTTCGCTAAATCAAAGATTTAACTACAAAATTTGCTTCGGAAACAGAATTAACGCACAGTTGGACACACCAACTCTAGAAACTAACGGTTTCAAACGTGCAGATGGTGGAAACCGAGTGTATTACCTTAATGATGATGGATTAGGTACAATCCGTCTTTATTATGTAACCACAGATGGTTCAAAACAGTATATTGGTGGAAACTGGGGAACTATTGACTATACAATGGGAGAAGTGACAATCAACGACCTCGTTATTACTGAAGTGGTTGGTTCTACTGATAATATTATCCAATTCTCCGTAACTCCAGAATCTAATGACATTGTTTCTCTCAGAGAGACCTATTTGACATTAGGTATAGATAATCTAGTTGTTAATGTAATTGATGATGAAATTTCCAGTGGTTCAAACACTTCTGGAACAGGTGTCGTACCAGAATCAAGTTATAGTTAGTAATGCCAGCTGAACAGTCGTCGTGGAAAGTTGCGTCGTGGGTCACACCTCAAACTGAGGTTACCGTTGACCCGATAGATGCGTCGGTTTCGCCAGAATCAAGAACTAAGATATCTGATAGACTAGAGGAACAGATTCCTCAGTTTATCCGAGAGGACTATCCTGACTTCATTCAATTTATCAAATATTACTATCAAGCACTGGAGTTGAAAGGTAACCCAGTTGATGTAATACAGAACCTAGATGAATATTATAACATAGACCGTCTAAACAACCTCGTAGAGTCGACTACAGCGTCCTCTGGGATAACAACTGACGCTACAGTCATAGACGTAAGTAATACTAGAGATTTTCCAAAAGAAGGTCTCATAATGATAGACGAAGAGATCATATACTACAAGAGCAAGGGACAAACACAATTTAAGGAGTGCGTTAGAGGTTTTCATGCCACTACCAAGGTAGGCACACTAAAGGAGTACACCTTTACTGAGTCAACACCTGCATACCATGACTTTGGGTCTACTGTTGTCAACCTAAACAACTTATTGCCTCT